AATTTGAGTGGTAACCCTGTTGCAATTACTGTTGCTGTGCCTTCAGGTAAGTATATTTCAAGCGTAGGGTGTGGGCCATACCAAGGTGGTGGTGGCAATGCTAATTATGTAACTGTAAATGGTACAACACTTTCCTACAACAAATCCCCACAAGAAGGTGGTCCTAGCCTAGCCCGACCTCAATATACTATCCAAAGTATTGATTCTGCAGCTAGTACAATTACAGTCAATGGTGGCACTTGGGCTAATGGAGATAGACTTACTCATACCTTTAATAATGCCACTATTGGAAGTATTAAAGAACTAAGTGGATCAGTGATGAAAGTGTCTAACGTTTCTAATGGTCCTTTTTCAGTTGGTAAGTATCTTAAAGGTGCTCAAATCACAGGTACGGCTACTGCTGCTGGTTCCGTAGTCTTTACTTCTGAAAATAATGGAACTACAGCAATGACAACTACAGATGCAACTGTAGCCAATCGTGTGTGGCGTCTTGAAACATCAGCGAATGCAACAGGTCCTTGGACTCTTGTTGGTGAATACTTGGATACAGCAGCAGTATCTTCGCAAGATGGTGCTACAGCTTGGGCTACCAGACCTACATTATCAGCCGATACATTTTATCGTGTAAGAGTAACTTATACCTCTGACAATGCCGATCAGCAAGTATCTACTTACAACACCTTTAAAACCGCCACTTAATAATTATGTATTTTTATCATTTAAGTGAGGATAGATTAATTGATTCTATTGAGGTAATTGAACGATATGGAACTGATTCTGCTATTCCAAAACTTGGAGTATATCCTCTATCAACTCAACCAGATTACATACCTGTAACCTTTCAAGATTTAGGTAATGGCACTTGGTATCCAGTTGAATCCTATAGTTCAATGCAAACAAAAGCAATTGCAGCTCTTGTAGCTACAGGCATGACTGAAGAAGAAGCTTTAGCAGCTCTATCTTAACTCTTACAAAATTACACCTATTTAATTATGATTACCCTTATCCGTCCCGTTCTGTTCTCTTTTATCCAATCTCCAAAGGTCAAACGATTGATTGTTGACCTGCTGCGGAAACTGGCTTCTACGACAGATAATACAGTTGACGATCAAGCTGTAGATTTTATTGAACGTGGTCTATTCGGTGATAGCTGATGGAGTGGGTAGAGCCACCTAAACTACCCTCTCTATTACTCCCTAACGCGCCTAATTTACCTATACCTATACTAGAGGTACCAAGAGCAGAGATACCTTCCTACAGGCCGCTTGTGGTACCTCCTAACACGCTTAGGCCACCTCCAGGGATAGAGGGTATTAACTCTGATCCTGAATCAGAAGGAGAATCTACTTCTTCTACAACTAGCAAACCTAATATCCCACCTGAAGCTCAGATCATACAAGTCCCATTTACGGATATTGAAGTCCCGATGCCGACTACTACGATCATGACTACAGCAGCTACTACAGCGTTTATCTCTGTAGGTGCCACCCTTGCTGCTACATCACTATTTAAATATCTAGTGATGATTATGAAACCTATAATTAAGCAAGCATGGAACAAGATGACAAAAAAAGCGGGGTCATCAAATTCGTCGTCCTAGTCTGGTCAGCCGGACTCCTAACTGCAAGTTATGCAGGCTGGATGGAAAAAATGGACCCTACATATGTCGCTTCTATTCTTAGCGGAACTCTAGCAACCTTTTCTATTACAAGAGAAAAAAACAAATGAAGAAATTACTTTTACTTCTTTTAATTGCGGCTCCAGTATCTGCTCAGGTAACCCCTAATTTTACGCAAGGTTCAATGCAGTCAACAACAACTACCACCATTGATATTGACCGAACCATTGCTACGAACGTCTACGGTGGAGCATATTCATCATGGTCAGGAACAAACGTAGTTCCCAGCTCAGACATAGCTGGAAGCTCAACAACCTATTCAGTACATACTGCTGGCGATCAATTTCAACTAGAGATTGTAACGAGAGCAGCAGGAAAGATCGAAGACAGCCTAGTAACAGAAACAATCGAACAAAGTACTGTTACTACTTCCTTATCGGTCTTCTCTCAATAGCACCTGCTTACGCAGAAGACCCAACAGTTAAAAATACATCGTCTCCTGTAGCTGCTGCGACGGGCAATGTGACCAATCAGGCAGTGCAATTCCAAAACAATGGTGCACCGTCTAGGCAATACTTTGCAGCAAACAGTAGTTGTAATGGAACAACCATGCAGTTCTCGCCCTTTTATATGGGCAACGATACTATTCCTTTCGATAATGAAGGGTATGTACGCAGCAATAACTACGGCGTACAACTAAATTTTTCTGTGCCACTAGATGGTGGCATGATCGAAACCTGCAAAGCTATAGCACGCAAACACGAACAGAAGATGCGTCTTGACTACGAACTTGTTCGTGCCCTTAAGTGTACAGAAATTATGAAATCTGGGTTTACTTTTAGACCCGGCAGTCGTGTCGAAATGATATGTCACGACATCGTACCTATCGTGTCCCTTAAATAATGGAATCAATAGTCGCTGCTGTCATTGCAATAGTTGCTGGCGGCGCAACTCTGAATAACAGATTACACAACAGAATAAATAATGTACATGATCGCATTAGTGGTCTTGACAGACGTATCGACGCTATTGAACTTAGCGTGGCTCAGGACTATGTATCTAAAGCTGATTTATCAACCATGGTTCAGCGTATGGAAGATCATATGGTGCGTATTGAAAACAAACTAGATCAAATTGTCCTTAGAAATTAATTTATTATGGCTAACAGACCTCGGGGAGATGCTACTCCTGTGAAAAAGTATGATGGAAAATTCTTACCGAAACCTTACGGGCCAACACAAAAACTAAAACAAGCTAAACATCTTCATCTTTCAGGTGAGCGCAAAGGATACAACGCCTAATTATTATGACTTACAAACTTGTAGACCTATACACCGAAAAGGTACTAGGTACTTACGAAACGGCAGAACAAGCATCAAAAGCAGAATCACACCTTGACCATCAACTTGGTGAAACACGGTATGCAATTGAAAAACCTGTAGTTAAAAAAACAAAGGCTAAGAAAGCAAGTGTCAAAAAAGAAAGCGACTGAAGATCAGTTTAATGAACTGCATAATCTAGTTACCAAAGAATTTCTTACTCGTATTAAAGCGGGGGAGGCTACAACACAAGATTTAAAAGCAGCCTGTGATTGGCTAGCTAAGAATGACATCAGTGGTGTGGCCTTTGAAGGGAATCCTTTGTCAAAACTAGCCAGTGTTATGCCAAATGTAGACCCAGAGCTTGTACAAAGCAGACTATATGGCAAGCGGTAAAACTTCTACGTATTACAAAAAGAACCCTGCTGCGCGTAAGCGTAGGCTAAAGCAACAGGCGAAATACAACAAAACGAAGAAGGGTCTAAAGATACGTACGGCTGCTAACAAGTGCAACCGGAAGATGGGTACTTACGGGAATAAAGACGGTAAAGACGCAAGTCATACCGGACCTAAAACTTGTAAGAAAGAGTCGATGAAAATCAACCGTACCCGTCCACGTAAGGGCAAGAAATACGCACCTAAATGACCCCATTACTTCCAACTCCTGAACATTACCTTTACAACTTAATAACCATGACATCCTCTGAAGCCAAGCGCCTTTGGAGGCGCAGTATTAAAGAACATTTTGGCTGCACTTGTGTTTATTGCGGAGAGACTTATGAATTACACGAACTTACTTTGGACCATGTACATCCTCGTTCTCTTGGGGGCGAAGATGTCAATACGAATGTCGTACCAGCATGTACCAGATGTAATCAGGATAAAGGAAGTAACCATTGGCGCTCCTGGATGAGAGCCAGATTTGGAGAGAATCAACTTAGAGAAGGTTTGATTCTTTCCCACATTACATAGCACATCAATCCACATATGGATAACGCCCCCGGAAGGGGGCTTTTTTTATGTCAACACATACTAAAGAAGCGCAGCATTTAAAAAAACATGCAATCGACAAAATACTCACACAAATGTATGGGTATATGGAAGATGAAAAAGCTGGCAAAAAAATAAGTAGTTCTCATAAACCTAAGATGTATCTTAGGATGGCTAGACTACTTGCAGGTACTGATGACTCTGTATTTATAGATACTGTTGATAATCTACTCTCAAAAAATGCGACTGGGGATGAAATTAAAAATGCTCTTCGTGGTATTTCTGAAAGAGTAATTCCAAAAGCCAGGAAACGAGTATTTTCAGACAGACTGCATCACGGCATACCATTAGAACTGATGGATGTGCTGATGAAACAGGAACCAGAAGTTATGCTTGATTTCCTGCAAGCTGCAGAGGATGACGGAAGATTTTTTGGTGACAGTGCACCTAATATAGATAATTCATTTCAAGAACAATCTCACACTGCTGCTAAAGATAAAGCATCATCTAAAATCGTAAATCATCCTCACCAACTTGGTATAAGGGGGATGAGAGAGTTTAGTGCTCATCCAGAAGGCACAAATAAAGGTTATGACAAATCTTTAGACAAGATCTATGCAAAAGGTACAGAAATGTACGAAGCATTTAAACCAGCCATAGCGGAAGCAGAATACTCTCTTAAGCTAGGAATTAATGCTGACAAAAGCCGTAGAGTTGTTGCTAATAGAGTTTTAGTAGAACGAGGGCTTCTCAAACCTGGAGAAGATTACTGGTCTACTGAAATGTCATCAGAACGGATTGAAAAGATAAGAAAGGTACTTGCAGACCCTGAACTTGGTTTGACAATAGCTGCTTCTCAAAATCCAATGCAGTTCCAAGATGCAGAAGATTTAGCCAAACATGGGAAAGGGACTCCAGATATTATGGATTGGAGTAGAGATAATATAAGAAGGCTTCAAAAAGTATTATTAGCACAAGGCTTTAATCTTGATGAACTTCAATATTTGGCAAAAAATGATGGTGTCCTTAGTTTTAACGCCGGATTTGGACCAGAAGGAGCGAGATTTCTTTCCAAATTCGTAAAAGACAATCTTGGCGGTGAAGCTACAGGCGCATTATATGGTTTGTTGATGGATCCTGATTTACAAAAAGCTGTAGATAGTGGTAACGGTAGGGAAGTAACTAATATTTTGGCACGAGATGCGCTCATAGGTGGATTAACTCAACAAGGTGTAAATACTTTAGGAAGACTTGCACCATCATTAGCAAAACCAGTAGCGGGTGCCTTAACAGCAGCTAATACAGCTATGCCAATTGCGGCAGTTTCACAAATTAAAGGATCTACAGACCCATTTGTAACTCAACAAAGGGATATTAAAGCGTTAGAAAGCGGTGATGAGTCAGCTATGCAGACAGCTCAATTAATGCCAAGCCGGTTTGGAAAGCAAGGGCCAGACATTACATCAAAAGGTGAAGTAATAACACCACAAAAACCACTAATTGATGCCACACCTTTGTATAACAAATTGTCAGGCATTGCGACTGATACATCAAGAGGAATCCTGAGATATTTCAAACCTAAAGAAGTAACAGAAGAAGAACTCGACTTTGCAATTTAATTAATGACAAACGTCCTAGAGGCGTTACAAGATGACTTCAAGTTGTTCCTGCAAGCTTTGTGGGGACAACTCGATCTTCCTACGCCTACACGCGCTCAGTACGCTATTGCTGACTATCTACAACACGGTCCAAAACGCCTACAGATTCAAGCTTTCAGAGGAATCGGTAAATCGTGGATTACAGGTGCTTTCGTGTTGTGGACACTATTTAAAGACCCAGAAAAGAAGATCATGATTATCTCCGCCTCTAAAGAGCGTGCAGACAACATGTCTATCTTCCTACAAAAACTAATTATAGAAACACCGTGGTTAAAGCACTTACAACCCAAGGCAGACGACTCAAGATGGTCGCGTATCAGCTTCGATGTCAACTGTTCCCCCCACCAAGCACCTTCAGTCAAGTCTGTCGGGATTACTGGCCAACTGACCGGTTCTCGCGCTGATTTAATGATCCTTGACGACATTGAAGTTCCTGGCAACTCAATGACGGAAATGATGAGGGAGAAACTTTTACAATTATGTACGGAAGCTGAATCAATCCTTACTCCTAAAGATGACTCCCGCATTATGTACTTAGGTACCCCTCAGACAGTGTTTACTGTGTACAGGAAGCTTGCTGAACGTAACTACAGACCATTCGTATGGCCTGCACGTTTCCCTCGCTCTCTATCTAATTACGAAGGTCTCATAGCTCCTCAATTACAAGAAGATATTGACCAAGGTGCTGAGAAGTGGGATGTAACTGACCCTGACAGATTTAATAATGATGATCTTATCGAACGTGAAGCAGCAATGGGCAGAAGCAACTTCATGCTTCAGTTCATGCTTGACACAAGCCTCAGTGACGCTGAAAAGTTCCCCCTTAAAATGGCGGACCTTATCGTCACTTCCGTTAATCCCACTACTGCTCCTGACTCAATCGTCTGGTGCTCTGACCCAAGAAATTGCATCAAAGACCTCCCAACAGTTGGTCTACCTGGAGATTATTTCTACTCTCCAATGCAGCTACAAGGAGAGTGGGACTCTTACCAAGAAACAATCTGCTCGGTTGACCCATCGGGCCGTGGAACGGATGAAACGGCTGCAGCTTTTATCTCCCAGCGGAACGGTTTCTTGTACTTGCACGAAATGCGTGCTTACAGAGACGGATACAGCGACAACACACTTTTGGACATTCTAAAAGGTTGTCGTAAATTTAACGTAACTAAACTTGTAATCGAAACTAACTTTGGTGACGGTATCGTCGCTGAACTATTTAAAAAACACTTAATTCAAACTAAACAAGGTATTGATGTCGAAGAAGTCCGAGCCACCGTACGGAAAGAACAAAGAATTATTGACACCATGGAACCCATTCTTAACCAGCACCGCCTTGTTGTGGATCGCTCTGTTGTTGATTGGGACTATAACTCCAACAAAGACGCAGCCCCAGAATCAAGACTCCTCTACATGCTCTTCTATCAGATGAGCCGTATGTGTCGTGAAAAAGGTGCTGTTAAACACGATGACAGACTTGATTGTCTTAGTCAGGGTGTTCAATACTTTACTGACGCAATGTCAATATCTGCTCAAGAACAAATTAACTTCCGTAAACGTGAAGAGTGGAATGATCTCCTTACTTCAACCTTAGAAGACCCCCAAGGCTCCGCTAATCACCTCGTTTTAGGTCTCAATAAAGACCAAAGACAACAAGCTAGAGGTAACCCTAAAAACTCAGTCCCTAACTGGGTTTAGCCAGCTCCCACCCTTATACAGGGGAGATAGAGGGTGGACTATCTCTTTTGTACTGGAGGAGGGAGACAATCCTTCCTCTTTTAATAATATCCGCTGAATGGATATTCTGTAAAACACCGCAACTAACACAGACACATTAACTTGTACTTGTTCTAAATAACATCTATCTCATCTTATTACCATGAATGTAATTACTGTTTGAGATCCGTGTTATAGGGTACACCTGCGTTAGTTAATTAATTACATACATTATATGAAAGAACTACAGTTTGAAGGTAATGAACAAGACTGTTCCTTTACTTATCATCGTACCCGTGAAGGTCCTAACTTCTTTGTATCTTTCTACAAAGGCTCTGCACGTGGTCATAATGACCCTAAAGAATGTTGGCGTACTCTCGGTGTAGCTAAGTTTACTGATTCAGGTAAAGCA